ATCAATTTTTTCTCGCTCCCGATAACCAATCGGGGATCGCTTCACTACGCCGTTCCAACAACTAGAGCTGTATGCCTCGTGGTTCCCTACTAATTGGAGGGGGCATCTCCTTTCATAGGCGAGGGCCAGGTAGCATCAGGCCACGACGTTATCAACATGATTCACCTTGGAACCGGCCATTCCGCGGTTCGGCGCTGAGGATTTACCTCGGTCTTCGTTTACTTTTTGCCCCTGACTGAAACATAGACATCATCTTAAGCATGTCTTTCTTAGTCAAAGGAGCAGTTTCGTCTTCAGTGGATTCTTCTTCAGATTTATATGAATTATCTTCAGAATATTCATCTTGAGAGTCAGTTTCACGCCTGTCCCTTCCATTGCGTGAAAATCCTCCTCTCCCTCTTGATCGTGAAGAAGATGCTCGTCCTCTGGATGACTTCTCCACCTTTCTATCTTTGCTAGTTTTTGCCTTTTTACGATCATTTGAATCGTCTTTGGGCATTAGTTCATTCAACGTCATGACTTTAGCTACATTATTACGTCTGTTACCTCGCTGCATGCCGCGTGGTTTAGTCTGATCAAATGCTTTGGCTACACATAACATATTTCTGTGTGCACCAACTGAAAATAAGACGTCGTTTGAGGGACACTCCTCTGCAAAATGTAAAGCGGAGGGACAAACGCACGTTCTGTACTTGGACTGTTTGGTGTATTCAACTCTCATCACATTAGATGAAGGAATTTTTCTCATTTCAAAAACACGTTTTGCGTCATTGTTTGGTTTCAAAGTTTGAACACCAACTGGGTTTTCCTCGTTGCTCGTCATGCTGATGATTCCGCGATCAAGAAAAATACC